TTTATATATTCAATTATATCAATAAATTCTTTATTAAACAAGGAATTTGTGTTGTCAGCACAAGTAAAGTACTGATACTGGTTCTTTATGTTATCGGGCATTGAAATAAATTCCATAGTAGAATTATACTTTTCACAAACTGTTTTAGCAACATCTAAAAAACTAACAGCATTGCCTGTACCCACGTTCCATATACCAGATTTGTTTATGTGTAACATTTGACTATGAATGTCACATACATCGTACACATGGATAAAATCTCGTTTATAATTTTCACTGTTTTCAAAAACTTTTACTTTTTTAGTTTCTGTTGCTTGTTTGATAAACCTAGTATAAGGACTTGCTTGTTCTCTTTTGTGGGATTCGTTAGGTCCATATACATTAAAATATCTAAATCCCTGAACAACAATAGAATGTTGTTGTTTTTCTATCCATCGGTCAAACAAATACTTAGTCCAAGCATAATAGTTTAAAGGATTTTTAGGTGCATCAACACTAAAGTTATCAGTGTTACCATATACACTAGCACTAGAAGCATATTGTAAATTAACACCATGCTTATTACAGTGTTCAAACAACTGCTTACTAAAATCATAGTTTTGAATCATGATTTTTTCAAGGTCTCGCTCTGTAGTGCTACTGTTAGCACCAAGATGTATTACCCAATCTAAACCCTGTACTTCAGGGAAAGAATTAGGATCCCAATCATAAAAAGACAATTCATGTTCAGCCAAAGTTTCAACTAAATTTTGTCCAATAAATCCTTTATATCCTGTTATTAATATTTTCAAAATAAGTTATTAGCTCCTGAGATGTCTAGTAAGGTATTATGTCTACATAACTCATTTTAGTTTTCCGACAGACTACTAGTTTCAACACTCACTTAAATTCCTCTTCTACATCATTTATCCAGCGTTTGACACAATCTATTAATACTTCTTTTTGTGTAAAGTTTTCATATCCTAAAGGAGACCAATCATCAGTTTCTAACATTGTTTTCACAGTGTTATAATCACAAGTAGGAGTTCTGACTTCATTACAATTCCACATTGCTAAGTGTTGATCTTGTCTAGTATCACCATCAAACTCTTTGCCCATACTATGCCAAAATATATACCAATCACTTAGTTCAGCATCTGGATTCTTATGTTCTTTACACCACTTTTCAGTAGTTTCTAAGTCTTCAATTAAAAAAGCAATATATTCTTCATCAGTTAACTCACAGTTAACTATGCTACTCCAGCGAACATAACTCATTTTAGTTTTCCGTCAGCTACTAATTTTTCATATTCATGAAACAAGTTTTCAAACTTGATTTGATACAATGTGAAAAGACCTAGTAAAACATTTTGCATTTCGTTTTCATCGTCATAAAGTCGTTCACAATGGTAAACAGCTTTTAGATCATCAACTACTTGCCAGCATTCTTGTATCTTGTGTTGTATCTTATCTGTCATAATTTTTGACTCTTTAATTTTATCCACATGAATTCTTTTAGCTCTTCTTCAGTTTCTAGTCGTGAAATACAACCACCAAATCTATCTTTTATAACTCTTATACCACTAGAATCTTCTTTCCAAATCATTAGTGCTAGTTGCGTGTAACCTAATGAATAATCATCCTTAGTGTCTATATCTTCATAAAAATATTCATCACCGTTAGTATGTTCAGGATTCATCTTGTAATAAAGTGTATAGCTCATTTACTGAAGTCTCTGCAACTCCATGTCAATCAACAACAGCACAGCGGTTTTTACATCGTTTACATCTATGCCATCGTTTTCTAGTCCGTGCTTAATATCAGTTAAAAACTCTTTGCGTTCTAGATTTTCAAAATGCTGTTTCGCAGTAAACGTGCCGCACCCTGTTTTTTCACGATACGCCATAACGTCTGCGGCAGTGTAACTTTTTCTACTCATTATTAGACTCCTTTACTCGTTGTTCAGCATTACGCTTCACGAATTCTTGATAGTCATAAGCTTGCTGTCTAAGTCTGGCACGAGACCTAACATTTCTGGCTTGTAGTTTCAGATCGGTTGCAGTTGGCTTTTTAAAAAAGTTAATTAGTTTTTCTTTCATGTTTTTTCTCAAAGTCTTTAATAGAATTTTCAACAGCTTTTACCCAGTTGAGTGCCGCTTGTGGTTTTAGTAAAATTTCATGCTCTTGTTTATTAACACCAGTAAACAAAATACTAGCAGCTTGTTTAACTCGGTCCCAAATATTTTTTGGAAACTTGTTGTAAGTAGTCACGTAAAACGATACACTAATATCTGGAATATCGTCCCAAAGTCTTTGGACTTCAATATAAGTATCAACTGCATGATCGTGACTAGTACATTCACACTCAATACGATAACATATTGCGTCACTAACTTCTTGTTTTTTGGAGATACTTGTTGCTGGTTTTTCTGCTTTCATACCTAATCCCAAAGTCCTCTGTAGTGCTTAGCGAACAGTCTCAAACCATTTTGAATACGATCATTTACTTTTTTCATACCTTCATGATCAATAGTGAAAGTATCGTTTTCACCTTTAATCATTTCATACAAACCGTCTTCGCGTTTTATTGTAAGAGTTTCGTGGTTGCCGGAGTAAAATTCTTTTTCCCAATCATCGTCTACTAGCTTTTCAAAAGCCCAGATCATTTCATCAAGCGCGTAATCCCAACGCTTAAAATGGTTGTCGTCAGTATCCCAATCGTTTTCCTTTGCAGGGGCTGATGTACTCTTTAGTTCGTCAGGTACATCTTCATCGTCAACAAACGGTGCACCGTGTTGTGTTTCTTTTAGTTGCTTAAGCATGGGCAAAATAATCATGCTTAGAGTATGATCAACGCTCCAAGTATCCCATGGATCAATTTGAATCTTGATCACACGCTCACCTTGTAGTTTAGCTATTAAAGTCAACGCCCCGCAGATTAGTTTAGAGAACCAAGTTTGCTTGCGTTCTTCTTTACCAAACATAGGTCTTTTTTCACCTACTTCAGGCTCAGACTCTACATAACCATATGCTAGCCACTCGCCAAAGTCGTGTACCCAATCTGGCTTACGTTTGAAGCCGTATTCGTCTTTTACTGGCTTAGCCCAAAAGCAAAGAAGTTCTGCTAACTGATATGGACCAAAGTGATCCTTGTACTTTCCTATTTTTACTTTCATTTAATCCCCGTTCTTACGTTGCTTAATCTAGTAGTTTCGTGCTTGGTGTATTGATCAATAAAGTGCTGCTTAACAATAGCATTAGCAGTTACTAAACTATTAACACCAATCAATCGCCTATTCTTAGTAGAGTATGTAATCATTTTATTATCAGTAGTAATAGCAGTTACATAATGTCTTTCCCATTCTTCAGAATAATGTGACTTTATAATCTTAAAGTTAACTTGTACTCGTTCTCCTTCTAAACCCACATAACTATGGTCACATTCTCTTACTTGTCTAAACTGTTCGTCTTTTAACTGTTCTCTGATTACAGCATGAGGTGCTGAGGCAATATACGCAATATTTTTATCAGTAAGTTTTAATTCATCATCGGATGCCAACTTGATTAGCTTTTTAAAATAGTCATGTAGTTTATCTTCAGACAACATTTTAAAAAGCATACTTTTTAAATAGTTGCGAACTTCTGTACCATCTTTAATACTTTGTTCACTTATTCTGTCAGTATTGAATGCGTAAAATTGAATCAGTTCTCGGTTAGCTTGTTTGCCCTGATGATCTTCTGAATATGTAATATCTTCAGGTTTTAAGTAACCGTTATTAATGCTAAGTGCCTGACAACTAGCTCCCCAAATAAGTTCAACTGTAAGATTAGCGGGAAAAGAAACCATTGATCACACACTCACGTAAATATAAACTTATCGTTAACTACACGTTCGGGACTTTTATTTCTGATCTTAAAATTCTTTGAAAATATTGAAGTACACCAAGCATGGTAATTACCAGTACCCGGACCCCAAAAATCTATTCTACCAAATCCCTGTTCAATTAAGTGCTTTTGTAATGTATTATAGTGCCAACGATCTGAATTGTCAAGTATAATGTAACCGGTATCAGAAATCATTTTAGCAGCTAAGAAGCCAGTAAGTACTCGTGCCATACCATCTATTACTACTATATCATAGTAGCCTTTTGGCTTAACAAATATTTCACTTGCATAACCTATAAATCCATTAGTAACCAAACCATGCATTAAGTCATGTTCTTTACTTGTGCTATTGGGTAGCAACCATTTTAAATCAATAAATTCTTGTATTGAGTCAACAGCGTCTGGATGACATGAACTATGTTCTTTTCTAATGCTTATTTCTATTCCTTGAAACAAGTTGGCTGCTTTTTGTGCCCATTCTAAATCATGCTCTACTGTGTAGCACTCTTTGGCATGTTTGTTGTAAAAAGCAGTACTATATCCAGAACCATATTCAAAAACTTTGTGTTCAGTAGTTAATAAGTCGCGCAAAAACTCTATTGCAGGATAAGTATACCAGGGAGTATACCCTTGATCATCTTGAGGATGATCGTTGAACCAGCCCCGGTCTTGTAAATAAGAGTAAGCAAACGTAGTTATATTAGGACGGTATTGTTCAGGAGTAGATAATTTTTTTACTCCGTCAGTTTCTAAAAGAACAATGGGCTTTTCCATTATAAATGTAATACTCCGGTTTCGTCCATTTCAACTAATACTTTTTTCGCTTCTTGTTTAGCAATAGCGGAAATCAGCCTAAGTGCTTGATAAAGTTCTTTATCAGATTTGGGCTCTTTGATTTCTTGAACAGCAGCTTCCAAGACTCGCACAATACGATCATTTACTATCATGGTCTGTACCTCGTGATTTAAGCTTGACTTTGTTTTCTCTACGCAAAGCTTTGGTAGTCTTGCCGTGCGCTACTGATTGCTTGTTAGAGCGTATCATAGCTAATACAACATGATTTCTGGGTTTCATTTTCTTGTCGCTCATAATCTAATATATATGCTATTATAGCATAAATTACCCAGATGTCAAGAAAAACAACTTTAGTAAAATCAATAACTTACGTTAATTGACAGATAAAGTTACGGGAATCAAGCTTCCTACTACTGGGCTAAAGCTTCTATACACGATGTGATAGCTACCATTTATGTCAACTGTTACTTTGTACTGAGAAACTTGTTGTACGATAAAGGGTTCGTTCACGCACTGATTTCTAGTCACAGTTCTATCACCTGCTTGATTTTGCCCAATAGCTGCACCAGTTACAGCACCAACCGCTGTTGCGATGTCTTGGCCTGAGCCTCCACCAACTTGATTACCAAGGGCTGCACCAATTGCGCCACCTAGCAAAGTGCCGCCGATTGATCTGCGAGTTTCTGTTACTGGTGTACAGACTTCACGATGCTGAGTACTCGTGGTATAGACTGGTTCAGTAGCAACTACTTTTGCATCAGCAGCAAAAAGATTAAGACTAAACAGCATTAACATTACAAATAAAAACGTTCTCATTGACTCATCTCCTGCTCAATAGATTCTTGTTTGTGAATTTTGTTTGTCATAGTAATTTGAACTATAATCGTTGCTAGTAATAGTGCCGATCCCCACCAAATACTAACACCAAACATTATCAGTGTGACATAGATTAACGATATACATTCAAAGATACTGTAAGTAGGTTTAAAAAAATATTTCAACATAATACTGTCCTTAAGTAAGAGTATTTATTATATACTACTATTTATCAGTCCAAAGATCAATTAAATTGGGTAATTTACTTGTGAGCCGATGAATCTAAATACTCTTGTAAAGTTCCATAAAGAGTTACCATCATGGCAATTTTGTCGTCATAGATTTTTATTGTTGGTTTGGTGTTATTTTTTGTGCTAGCCATTAAGTAAAAAGGGCATTTTATCTTTTTATTTAAAGTTAGTACGAACTTATTTAAGTTCGTCATAAGTTCATCTAAATCGGTTTTTTCAGATATTAGAGGAAATTCGTAACATGCGATTCTAGCTTTAGTAAATGCTTCAAACCCTACGTCAGACAATCGTAATCCGGAACTACTTCTTCCTCCCATCCACCAGTTGAATACTACTTTATCAATAGGTAGTAAATGATCATCAGTAAGATTATATGGTATTTCTTTTAAAACCGCCTTGGTTATTTCTAACTTACTACACTTCATTGTCTAAATCAGGATATACTTGTCTTCCCGTATTCATAAAAACCACTGTAAATTTATTGTTTTTAAACTGTGTATTAAGTTTCCTGCACAAGTTTCTAGCGTGACCGGGATTAGAAAAACTTGTTTTCTTATATTTAGGAACAGTTTCGTTGGTTAGATAATGTGAAGATTTTAAGTTTATAGGTTGACCGTCTAGAAAAACTGCCCATATACCAGCAGCCTCAACAATTTGATCACACTTGTATGTAGTTTTGTCTACATGTTCCATTAAAATTTTTGGTTGAGTTCTACTCACTTAAACGACCCGCCTGTTATTTCTACTTTCAATACTTCTTCTATTTTATCTTTTTTTATGTTTATTTCATATAGGTCAGATAATAGCTTGGCTATCTCGTCCCTTAAATATCTAGCTTCTTGCATGGGAATTACTACATCTTTGTTCTGTTTAGATTCCATTGCAGAGATTTTATCTATAAACCGTTTAATATGTATCATGTATTATTTAGTACTTGATTTGCTTCAGTTTCTGATTTAAACGGTCCTTGGTACGAATATCGCTGGATAAAGATATACTTTGGGCAAAAAGAAACTTGTTCAGTGCCGTTTTGATTAATAACAAACCATCCAGCAACATGAAAACATTTACTCTTTGGTGTTTTAGTAAACAAGTGCAGCTTTCGTTTGATATCCATTACCGAGTTGCATACTTTATTAGTAGTTGGATATTCGGGATATGGATAGTTTTGTTTAAGCTTTTGATTTTTTACAGATTCAAAAATAATCTTGGTTTTTTGTTTGATATCGTCAGTACTAGCAAAATGCAAATTAGTACCATTTAATTTTACATCAAAGCCATTTTGGTCGGCAACAACGTTACCAACCTTTTTATCACCGTCAGTGACAACCCAATACTGATTTTTTATAATAGTTTTTGCGATCAAGTCTGACATACTACTCCTTTTGTTGTTCTTTTGTTAGTTGCCATACTATCATAAAGTGATCGTAGGCTAATTTTACTGCTGGTACAGTTAACATCTTTTCTACTTCTTGTTCTAATGCTTTGATACCTTCTCGTGCAGCATCAGCAGCGGCTGGCCCGTGAATTACAAAATCTTGATCAGCAAAACTGTTTTTAAGTTCAGTCCACAATTCTCGTTGACGTTCAGTAGTAGGAATAGTCTTCGGCCTAACCATTAAGCCTTCAACAATTGCGTGTGACATTTTATCTTCAGCATATTTACCAGCAGCTAACATAGTAGCAAAGGCTGGATCTATTTGATAAGAATAAGATGTTATCCCTGGACGACAAACAACTAAATGAGTACCTTTAGGAAAAGCACTCATTAAAGTATCATCATACTCTTTAACAGGTTTATATCGTTTACCTACTTTTTCATAAAACACTTTTTTCATGTAGTGTACCTTTATAGGGAGCGTTTAGCCAACGAGCATAAGTTTCAGCTTGATCACTAATTTTTGTCAGTTCGTATTTTCCGCAAAATTTCATAAAGTGAATACCAACCTGCGGAATATGATCTAGCTTAACAGTATCATGAATCGCAGTGTCTACTTGCTTTCTGATTTCTTCAGGCTGTGCTGTAAGATCAATTAGAGTAACATTGCGTTCATAGTCATCACGTACTCTATGTTCTATGCCATTATGATCTGTCCAACGTTGTAGCATTATATTATTATAATTAAATCCCTTACGATCACGGTCAGCATAAGCTTCAGTCAAGCCAACTTTGTTTTTACTACCTTTAGTTCTAACACCGGGATATGCTGAAAACACGTTATCAGTAGCATCACCACGCATACACTTTTCAAACAAGATAAATTGCGGATCTCCTAGTGTTTTATGCTGTTTAGTTTTCTTATCAACAACTGGACGATCACGATCATCAAAATAACCATCAAGTGTGATTAGTTGATTAGTAATACCATTATACTGCTTTACGTTTTCACTAATCAATTGTATAAAGTCAGTATCAGATGATACAATAATGTGTTCATCGTTTGGATGTAAGTTAACAAACCTAGCAATGATGTCATCAGCTTCAGCAGTAGGATGACGAATAACAGAGCAGTTTGTTTTTTCACGCAAGAACGTAGTAAACAGTTCATACGTTTCCCAAAACATTTTGTTTTCTTCAATCTCAGCATCAGTCATTGCAGTTTCATCTACTGCACGATTAGCTTTGTAAGGTTTATAAAAGTCTTTGCGCCACGAGCGACCTTCTAAACAAAAAACAACATGGTTGATACCATGCTTTCTAACAACTTGATTGACAGAAGCTAAACTTAGATGTAGTGCCATACCCAATTTCTGCCAAGCATCAGCATTACGTGAAGCCACATAACGGGCGCGAAAGAAAGTGTTGGCTGTATCAACTAAGGCATATTTCATTTAATAGTTCCAATTTGTTGTTAGTTTTTATATAGTAGCATATTTATGCTAGTAAGTGTTAGTGTTTTGGGCATTAATCCACCCGAGTTCCGTTGACATACTTACACAGATGATCGTTGTTTAAGATTGTTATAATTGCATGATAGTTGGCACATACTGATTGCAAGTTTTCCGGAGAATAATCATTCCTTCCCTTTGCCAAATGATTAACCTGGATCATGTTAGGTACAATAGATTCCCATTCATCATCATCAAATTTTTCTCCTCGCTTAGTTTCAAGCGCAAGCCTGATACTTAATTCACAAATTGGAACTTGTGTTGTTGGGTCTTTAGGACAAACGCTGCACTGACATTCTTTATACAGTTTGTTAAGTTTACTAGCATCGTGTTTATTGTTTCTAATCCTGATTTTGGCATTAGAAAAATTAACTACATTAGAATCGTATTTTTCAACTGCATCGATATACAATTGCATCCCTTCTTTGTGATCATATGATTTTGCTAGAAAGTTTAATGCAGCTTCATTCATTGCTGGACTGTCGATGTATACAACCGTAGTAGTACTCATTAATGCTACGTACTTCGCCACCAATAGTTTCTGATCTTTTGATATTTCAAGTCGTGCAATTTTTGCACTCATTTCATCATGACTTGTAATACCAAACAACAGCCGTCTTCCTCTACCTATAAGTTGGTCCTGCATCATGCATACCCCGTACCCTGCCATAGGCACTGATAGGTTTACAACTATGTTAATCCTAGGTATATCCCAACCCACTGCCCCTGATTCCAATACTACGATTCCAGTGGGCTGTGTTACGTTTTTATTAGCCAACTTAATTACATCTATTGCACTATCGCAGCTAATTCTTTTAGACTGCGTATGATAAGACTTACTATATGTCGAAGATGTAGCAGCATCTATACTGTTACTCTGCATCCACTTCAATATCTCAGAATAAGTAGATATGCTAATACCATTACGTGATTTATTCCTAGCCATTTTCATAATAAAAGCTGGCATGACTTTTTCTATACCGATGGCAGCAGCAGCGTCCCATGTATCAGGGTTTATCAACGTAGTAACTGATACTACTTCGTCAATATTGTTACGTATAATATTTTTAACATTCTTTAACACATTCTCATGTGTTACATTCCTACCATAATAATGTACCTCAGCAAACGTGCTTTCATCTTTATCTTTTGGCATCCTACTCAATAAAATGAAGTTTGCTGCACCTTCAGTCGTGAGCTGTTGCTGACTAGCAGTTGCTGTACCTGTATACCCTACTACTGTCGTAGGACTATCAGTAAGTTCTCGCATGTCTTTTAGAACATTATACCAGACAGCCTCGAAGCTAGTGCTGGGGTAACCATGATCTACTAAGTAGTCAGCAGCAGTAGGTGTACCTAAACCCCAGTGTATTTCATCAATAAATGCCACATTGGGTGTCATTACAGATCGTGACCTATGCGCGTTACTAAACGTGTGTATAGTAACAAACGCAATGAATATGGACGGTTCGCTGCACAGCGGTGGGGTAGTCACAAATTCGAGATAATTCTCGTTGGAAACTATCCTGATTCGTTTTTTAACACCATTTTTGTCTACTATCAGTTTGTTATCATATGTTTTTTTTGCTTTTTCATAAGGTCCTTCTACGCACCCAAGCTCGGGCGCAATAAACACACCAAAATCTTCATTAGTATATGAATAAAAGTAATGCGGAATAGTATCGTTTATAATAGTAAATGTCTTGCCTGCACTAGTATCAGCAGGCACTACTATTGCTCGCCTATCGTTCGTAGCTTTACAAGTAGCGATAGTACTGAACAGGTTATCATGAAGGTATTGCTTTTGGTTAGGTCTCAGTAAATCAGTTTTCGCTCTTACAAATGAAGTAGCATCAACTGAAGAATTGAAGAATCGGTTTTTCATAATGATCATCTCATAACGGTTGTTGATAAAGTACGACTATTTAAACACATATTTGCGGTATTGTCAACCTTTTACTATAAACGCACGTATATTTTTTGACATTACGCTAAATTACCAATCTTAGAATATACTACAGTGTTGTCGCTGCTTTTTGCGTTTTTGTTAAGTGTTTGATTACTTTGTCTTTTACTACTTGATACAGTAAGAGTATCTGAAATTTGATACCCAAATTCTTTATGATACTTTTCAACATCAACATTCATGTCACGATTTTTTACTTTACCTACGTTCCAGCAACTAACCCCGCTCTCGTTTAGATGTTCAATACCCAATTTAATAATTTCTCTTAGAAAATAGTCAGCCCAATCTTGATACGTAGCGATGTTTTTAATACTTTGGGTATCTTCATGTGCATACACTTCTAAATCAAAATAAGGAGGACTGGTAAGAACCATATCAACTTTAGGAATGTTATAACGTGACATATTTCTAGCATCATCACATATTAATGTGACCTTATCTTGGATTCCAAGAAAGTTTACAATCTTTATTAGATTGTTATATGTTGTAGTGTTTGGTTCAAACCCAATGTAGTTAGCACCATAGCTGACTGTACCTAACATTCTACCTCCCCAACCTGCACAAGGGTCTAAAACATATTTAGGTTTGTATTTAATACATGTCAGTTTCATCATTTGAGGACGATACATTGTGTTTTTTGTCATACCACAGCAAAAGTAAATTCCCCGTTTTATCTCACTCAAATACGGAGTACTATGGCTCTTGCGGTTCCAACGTAAAATCTTTTCTAAGTTCTTAGCTGTCCATAGACTTTTGTAACTTGTGCCAGTTGCGCTCTCAATATCGTAAAAGTTAGGACAAAAGTGTTCACTCAACTTCATACCTAGGCGACTAGTAGAATTGATACTATCTTCTGTAGTAGTCCAATCGCAAAGCTTTTTCCAATCCTTTCTCATATCTTCATCAGTATAAGAAAAGTAAAAACTAGTCTGCTCAAGTTCTAGGGCAAGCATGGGTAATGCTGCTTCAAAATCAGCATCACTCATGTTTCTAGTAGAGTGTCGTTTGTTTAAAATATCACGTAAGAGCATTATATCTCTTTTTAAGCATATCAAAGTGCGGCTTAGATATGCTATTTGTTTCGGCAATGAGATTTTCGTTTAGATACTTAATCTGCAAGCTATCGTGATCATAATTCTTGTAACCGAACTCACATACTACTCTTTTGCCAATCCTGGCGCTATCAACTCTCGTCTTGAGTTTGGGCTTAATTACCTCGTACGGAATTTCAATGACATACAGGAATCTCCCTTCATGAAAACCGGCGCAAATAACATCACACCCGTCCTTCTTATCCAGCAATTCATTTGTCATATCATTGAAATTGCCACTATTGGCACCGATCTTTTGACCTTCAACGATAAACTTAGGCTTAACCTCTTTTTGCTTGCCTGTTAGAGGACAGTAGCCATCCATGCCATGCTTTTCCGTATATGAAGTATAATTTAGCATACGCAGTACCATTGCCTCTCTAAGCGTTGATGAATTATTATCACTTAGCATAGCCAACAACAAATTGCGATATCCTGGATCTAAATTTTCAAATACGCTATCATTTCCTAAGGCATATTGGATAGCAAGGTCAATATTTTCGTCTGAAAGTAAATTTTTCATCTTAACTCACCTCTGTGCGGCCATCGCCTATATCTTTAGTTTGAATTACTCGCATTTGTTGAGCACGAGTGTCTGGGTCTGCTTGTTGCTGTTCATACATTTCTAACACTACGTTTCTGCATACTTGTGTAAACCAACGATCTACGATATCTGCATCAGTATCGTCAGGTTTCATTTTGTACCCAGCTTTAATTAAGTTTAACACAAACTTATCGTTCCAGTCAAGATCAAATGAACCATTATTAATATCATTTGGATCAACATCAATTTTTAAAATATTGATATATGGTTCACCTTTTGCGGTTGCTTGTTCTTTTGCGCTTAGTGTGGGTTCAACTGGTTTAGGTTTTTTAGCTCTAGGCTTTGGTTCTTTAACAGGTTTTTCTACTGGCTGCTCTGGTTGTGCTTCAGCTTTCTTAAATAGATTTTTCAGTTTATCAAACATTAGTTTTCTCCTTAATGTATGTATCGTATAATGCAAAGCTAGCAAGGTTTTTTGCTTTGCTTTCGCACATCATGTCGGCCCACTCGTTGTGAGTTATAGCCCAATCATTAACCGCTGTGTTCCAATAGTAATCAGAATGAGCGCGAAGGTGTTGTTTTTTGTGCCCAGTTTCTAATAGTGTAGTAAGATTGGGTAGTGTGTTTTTACAATGATCAACTAAGTAATCTTCGCGTGAAACACTATAATGAATAACAGGTCTAACACCGCGCCAAGAATCAATCACTCGCTTGATACGATCATCTGTAGCCTCAATATACTCACCAGTCTTTACCCAATGATGATGAATATCTAGGACTAGTGCAACATGATCTGCAAGCTCAAGTGAAGCATCCAAACCCCATGTCATTTCGTCATTTTCAATAGTGATCATATTTCTTGCTTCATGTGACAAACGAGGCAATACGTCAATAATACCTTGAGGACCTTTTCTGCCAGAGATATGCACATTGATCTTAAAATCTTGAAACTGTTTGCCATAGCCCATCATGCGAGCCATGTCAACGTGATACTCAAACTCACGAATAGAGTTTTCTACGATCTGATCAGTTTCCGAAGCTAGTACTGTAAACTGACCGGGGTGAAATGAAAGTCTAACACCATGCTTTCTAGCAGTTTCACCAATTGGTGCAAATAACTGCTCCATGCGATTTACTACATCGGGCAACTTGTAAAAGTAAGCCCAATCTTCATGAGTATATGCAGTCATCATATCTGAAGTCAAACGAACCATTCTAAGTTCGGGTTCAAGTTTAGCAACACGCATAACAAGATTGTGAGTGTGTTTGATGTTAGTTTCCATTACTTCCCACATTTTGCGTTCAGCTACATTCTTGCCCGCTTTCTTGAGATATGTAATAGTAGTGCCGCCAGTGTTTAGACCCTCAACACTTTCAACAAGCCCTTTCTTGTTAATTGCTACAAATTTACATGCAAAGCCAATCTTTTTGATCATTGTAGATATCCAAAGTATAGTGATAGACTAGCTTAAGTATACACGGTTATTTAGAAATGTCAATAGATTTAATGAAAAAGGGCATAATACTATACCCTTTACATATCAATGCTTTAAGAGTAATGTACTTAGTACACCTTGAGAGTTTGCTGTTAGATCGGGTTCACCTGGAGCAATGATAACATTCCATATATTGTTTATAGAATCTTTGCCTTTCTTTTCCCATTCATCATAGCTAAGAATTGTGTTCTTATTTAAACCGTATTTTATTGCTAGTCTGTCTTTAAGTGTGTCTAGTGTGCCTGGTTGAAGTTGCCATTGACCACTAGGACCCTTCTCTAGTTTCCCGTCTTTCTTGAGCAATAAATCTTTGAACAATTCGTCGGGAACAATTCGTGAGTTCTTTGTTTTTTCTAAGTTTGGATCAGTTGCTTTAACTTGTCTTTCTTGTTGTTTGTTAGCACCCTCACTCCAGTTTATCATAAAGTTGTCTGGTTTCTTTCCTAATGCTGCTCCAGCAATTTTAGTATAAGCATAGAAATTTACGTCAGGTATAGATTTAGCCATTTTAAATGCTAAATCCATGTATTGCGGACTAAAGAAATCTCCAGCATCATGCCATCTGATAGTAACACGATATCCATTCTTTTTACCTAGGCGTTGTTCTTTTTCAATTTCAGCTTTTAGTTGATTAAAGAATCCGTCAGGATCATTTAGCAAATATGTTAATATTCTACCATCGCTTATCCATGCGTTCTTAAATTGAATTTTGCCTCCTTTCATAGCAAAACAATCAACTTTGCATGATCCAGCACCCGGACATGTATTTACGATAATCAATTTATTAGTTGATTCGTCAACTGCAATACCAGTTAGAGCAGCAAATCCAATGTTAAAGAATTGTTCTAGTTCACCACTAGAGTGTTTCATTTTTTCGTTTTCTTTTAATAACGACTTTGGTCTTTGTGATAGAGCATTTATAACTTGCTTTTCGTCATATCTATTGCCCTCTGCATCATAGTATTCAATAACACTTGAACGATGCATATAAGGCATTTTATATCTGTCTAGCTTGTCTTTACCAGATACATACTTTTCAATGCCCTTCTTATCTACTTTAGGCTTACCTTCTTTGTCTAAGTCAGGAGTTCCAACAATTCGCTTCATGTAGTCTTGGAATTCTTGATCACTGAATTCTTTACTAGGCGCAGCTAATTTTGTTGCTTCGTCTATTTCTTCTTCGTCAGCTACTTCATCATCACTTAATTCAGTTTGTATAAATTCTTCGGGGGACATTATATCTACCCCAGTAGGTAAGCCTGGCATTTCTTCAGTTGATGATTCGTTGATAATGTCTAGTAATTTTCTAAAGTCCATAATAAATTCTCGCTAGTTTCTATTATTTATCTTTTATGAGTAGTAATTCATCTATCGTGTACAATTCTTGCATGTAAGGTGATAGTTCTTCTAGCACACTACTAGGTAAGTCACCTTTTCTTCTAGGTCCATATTTCACTTCAAATTCATGTTCATTAACACGCTGAAATATTTCTACCATTTCTTTAACAGTATATCCTATGCCATGCCCCAAACTTTCAACTTTATTACTTGGCTTTTCTATAGCCATTTTCAAAGCTTCGCATATTTCCATAACATGTACATAGTCTCTTACTGGAGTACCATCCCATGATTCTTTGTAGTCATCACCAAATATAGTAAAACTTTTAGTTGTTTTAGCTTTTATCAAGTTATACATTAAACCATCAGGGTTAGTTGGGTCAATTCCAAAATGACTACCTATTACGTTATAGAACCTAAAGATAGTGTAGTCCATTGGTTTATGAACAGTACACATTTCTCTTACACAATCTTCTGCTGCACGTTTACTAATACCATATGCACTTGTACAGCCTACTGCTGCACCAGTTGACGCAAATATAAAGTTCTTTGTAGGAACTTTGTTCATAACATTGGTTGTGCCATTCAAATTAGTAAAGTAATAACGCAT